TCTAGTTTAAGTGGAAAAAAATAACCTGCTCTTAGCAAATCATCTTTTGTTTTCACTAGATCTGTTTGGTGTAATTTTGCCCACATTCTATCTGTGTCAATCATTTTCATTGGATAAGGACAAGAGATAACGTCTTTATCAGCACCTATCATTTTAAATATTGTATTTGCTTCAAAATCTATATCTGAATCAATAAATAATAAATAGTCATAATTATCTGAATGATTAAGAAATTCTGCTACACATAAATTTCTACCCTGAGTAACTAAAGATGATTTTAATAAACTAAAACTTACCAATATACCTTGTTTCATACACTCCATTTGAAATTTTAAAACTGCCTGTGTATAATGCATAGACACATCACTATGACATGGAGTACAAACCATTATTTTAGCTTTTGGTTCTTGTCCTATATTTATTTCTATAGTATCTGATTCAACTTTTTTTTCTTTAATTGTTTGGTAAGTATCTTCGTTAAACCAAATAGGTTTATTGTTTTGCATTAATTGCTCCTTTTAAAAATCGGTTCCAAGTATTTCCTTTTATCTTCCAGTCATAAAAATAATTAACAAATTTTTTTTGCATTTTTAAATGCTCTATTATATTTGGATCTTCTAAAGATAATGCAGCCATTTCAATACTTCCTGCAAATTTTTTAGCTAGACTTATATAGTCATTAGAATAAGGAACATACATCGGAAACTCAGCTCCTGTTTCATATAAAGCTCCATAATTAGTTGTTACACAATAGAGTCCAGCAGCCATGGCTTCTAGTAAAGATATACAAGAAGTCTCTTCCCAAATACTAGGGTATACAAACAATCTGTAATCTTTTAAGTGTTCTTTAATATATTCGTTTGGCCTATACCCAATATAATTAACATTTGGTAATTTTTTTGCTTGATTATATAAATCATGATAGTGGTGATCATTGTGATCATGAAACGCTGCACCATATACTTCTGTTGAAGAATAAACATCTAAACTAATTAATGGATTTTTAACCAACTGCATTGCACCAAGCAATACAGATAAACCTCTCCACGGAGTACAGTGATGTATAATTTTTATCGGTTCTCCTTTTTTATAAATAGTTGGAATAGGTTCTATATTTTCTATACCATTTTTTATTACTAAACATTTTTCTGTAGGTAATTCAAATTTTTTAGTAAACTGTTCAAAGTTCCAATTAGAGTTAAATACATACCAATCATATTTATGATGATTTGATTTATCTTGAAACCAGCTAATTAAATTTCCTTGATCCCAAGAATTTTTTTGCCAAAGAATATTTATCTTAGTTGGATGTAAAGGTACTTTACCTGGAACTGATGTACAAATTTCTACTTGATTAAGTAAGTTTGTTTCAACATGCTTTTTTAAATATTCTAATTGTAACTCTGTTCCACCTCTAGGATTTTGGTTTGTCATTATTTTGATTTAAAACTTTCTGTAAAATATTCAATCCTTTCGGGGATACCTGTACCGTTAAATCTTGAGCAATATGCTCTGCAACTGTTTCAGTGTTAGGATCAGCTATATCAGCTTCTTTCTCTGCTTCGTCTTTATATATTTTATTTGTTCTAGTATTTCTTAGAATTACTGTTGTTGTGCAATCAATTTTTAATAAGTCTTCGTCTGCCATTATCCATTCTCCTGTGATCTGTCTATTAAAGCATAGCTTACAACACCTGTTATATCATTTGCTGCACTTGCTTGTATTTTTATAACATCTCCTGCTTCTAAATTCAAGGTATTTACAACCATATTTGCCATACTTTTATTAAGTTGTGCATGGCCTATTTCTATATCACTACCGCCAGATTTTTTTATATATAAATCTACATCTACATTTGATGCAGTCTGGTGACTAGCTTGTACCGTTTTTACAATCGCTACTGCAGAGGTAGAGATACTTAATACCGTTGTTAAATTAGTATTTGTTAAATCAAATGCTGCACTTTTATATTGTATGGTCATGATAGAAAATAATTATATGTATCTTGTTCTTCTTTCAAGTCGTTTTGAAATGAAAAATTAAGTTGGTCTTTTAGTGTTGCAACAGATTCTAAAATCTGTCTTTGATTGTCTACTTCATACTCTTGTTTTGGTTCAGGTATATATGCAGTTATTTTAGCCATTATCTTCTTCCATCTGGTTTTATATCTACTCTTAATGTTCCATAACGCCAAGTCTCACCTACAGCATCATTTTCTATTTTAATTGCAAGTAGTCTTCCTCTAGCTCTAGTATCTACCTTATCAGTAGACGATGTTACTGTAAAGGGTCCAAGAGGTGAACTTGATGCTGTATCATTTGGATAGTTATTTAATAATAGTGTTACTTTTGAATTACCACTTAATACTTTAAAGTCTGGTATAAATCGTTTCATAGACATAATAAACTCACCATCGCCTCTAAAATCAGCAGATCCTGTTGTCTGACCCAAAGCACTTTGTCTAGCAGATATATCAAAATCACCTGATTGAATGTAGGCATCAATTGATGTTGTACCCGAGCTATTAACTTGATCGGTTCCGGTTTCATGAGCATAGTAAGTTGATGCGCCATAAGTATTTGTAATACCTTGTATTGGAAAATTAGGTAAGGCATTTTTACTATAGTCTGTTGCATAAGGTAAATCATAGACACCGGTATCAATATAAGAAGTTCTATCTAAAGAAGATGTAGTCCAACAATTTTCTCCATAATTATATACCACACATCTATTAATTTGTTCTGAACCCGCTGCTGGATAAAACCAATTAATTTCACCATACAATGTATTATGTTCTGCATAAACTAATTGATTAGAACTATAATTAATTCCTAGATTATCTCCAGTTGTGGTAAATACAAAGTCTTCAACTAAACAAGGAATAGATTTTACAGTACCATCAAACATAAAAAATCCACCTTCACCTGACATCCAAAACACAATACCATTAGAATAACTAAGTGCGTTTTGTCCAATCAATCCACAGTTAGTACCGACTTGTCTAACACTAAATGTAAAAGGTGGTCCAACATATTGAATGACATATGCAGAACTATCTGTTAAAACTAATGTGTAATCTTTACCAGACACAGCACCTATAATTTCATTTCCTTTGTCTAATCTAAAAGTTCCTGCAGTATTAGTTGCTGTTGGAGTATAAGTATTAAAATCTTCTTGATTCGAAAATCGTATAAACATTGGATCTTGTGTAGTACTATCTCCAATTGTAGTTTCTGTTCCAAAATGAAATACATGTCTATCTCTATCTGATACTTGAGTTAATCTTGTTTTAGTAGGAGCACCAGACATAACGGTTGCTCTGTTTGCTCTAGGAGTTGCTGCGCCTGCATTCCATGTAAATGTTTTACCATTGTGAATAGTTGCAATTAATATTTGACCAAAGTTATCTAGTGACCACATACCCGGATCCAGAGTCACGTTACTTGTTGCACTTGCAGTTCCCCATGTACTTGATCCCCATGTAGATGTACCCCATCCTAAACCAGCAGTTTGAAACGTTGGTCCTACTATTTCATATGGATCAATTTGAGCAGACCCTGTTCCACTACTAGCACCTGCTGAGTTTGTTGGCATAGTAATTTGAAAAGTATTTGCAGTTTTGTTTAATACTTCAAAAGTATTTCCAGTGAAATCTGCTATTGCATAACCTGAACTTGTTGGAACCGTAACTGATGAAAATGTTACATACCTTCCATCTAATAAACCATGTGAAGTTTTATTAACCGTTACTGTCGCTGATCCAGAGGTAACTGTAAAAGTTGCTCCAGTAATAACATCATCATCTAAAGGGGTAATATCAAAAAATTCGCCTTCATAATATAAAAACAAACCTTGTGAGGTTCCTATTGCTACGTATTTTTCACCAGCAATAGATGTGAAAGCATGTTGTGCTCTTGCTGCACCTGGTAATGTATTATTTGAATTAGTGAGTTGACTCCAGCCACCTATTTTTTCAGGTAAACCATATCTAAATCTTACAAAGTCTCCATCAACCCATTGTGATTCACCACCTGAGTCTGTGACCATTTTATTAAAACCAGGTTTAAAGTTAAGTTTTTGTAGCATACTTTAAAATATACCAGATTATGTGTTATAGCAAGATTTCTTATCTAGCTAGTCCAGGTATTCCTGTTGAAGTTACAAAAGGATTTTCAGCAAAAGCCAAGTAAAGGTAATCTGAACCACTACCATTTACATTACTTGAAGTAAATCTCCATTTAACTCCATTTGATAAAAGTTCCATTTGTCCTGGATCTGCTTCACTACCAGTTACATCAGCAATTAATCTATAGTTTTCAGAATTGTAACCTAATCTTTTATTATCAAACATAAACCATTGTCCTGTTCCATCAATTCTCTTGACCATAAGCCATGCTGGTTTAAATCCTGTATAAACAAATGTTCCATCTGAACTTCCATTGCCTACATAACTTCCTATTTTTGAATAACCTTTAACACTATGAAACGCATAACCAATATAAGTGCTGCTTGATTTATTTACTGCATCACTATTTCCAAGATTTAAAACTGTTGAAGATGGAACACTTGTATATCTAGTTGAACCAGTATTCTGACCGCCACTAGTATTCAAATCCATAAATTTTTGCGCACCCATAGCAGTATGAAACGTACACCAACTTTGACCACTTGCATTTCTTTGTTTAATAATAACCATTTCTGGCGCAGAATTTAAGCCATGACCGACAGTAGCGTTTGATCCTGTTCCTGTATAACCTATAATACTAAAGCCACTAGTGGTATTAGCACTAACAGTAGAGGTGATTGAACCATCGGAGTTTGATGATGCAGATCCACCAGCTAACCAGTTCCATGCTACATAATTATTAGATTGATTTGTTGTAGCTGAAGTTCCAACAGTTACTCCTGTACTAGTAAATGATCGAACAGAATCAAACGTGCTTTCAGCATCTGAACTATCAGGTTGTAGGCCTTTTAATGCTCCTCTAACACTATCGGTTGCATAATGTACGTTTGCACCATTTCTTTCTTTTACCCAGAACCAATCAGTTGCAAAACCAACATCTAATGCTCTACCTGCAGTAGCGTTACCAGTATATGAAACTGTATTAAAATAATCGTCTGATTTATCTATATCTGTGTAAGCCATTATCCGAACTCCGCTAAGTTTTTTGTGTTAAGTGCATAAAAATTTTTTGATGCTCCGTCAAATGTGCCAGAGCTAGGATCATATTCAAAATTACCATAACCATTTGGATCAGAATTACCTGATGAAATTGTATAAGTATTTGTTCCACCAAAATTAACTTCCCAAGTAGCTGGATTAGTTGAAGTACCGTCAGCAACACAAGGAAAATAAACTCCAGTGCCTGGAACACTTCCTGGATCAGTTATAGATACTCCAGTTCCACTATTTTGTATTGTTCCATTTTTTGCAAAATATAATTTATTGTTATCTAAATCTAAATACATGCCCATTATGTCTCCTGTAGTATATGTATTTCCATAAGAAGAACCACTGGCATTATTATAAACTTGTCCATCAGATGATTTATAACCATACTGAAAAGCATCATTAGCATCTCCTGTTCCACCACCTCCAGCTAAAAATGTTGTACTATCTGCTGGTTGATCAGATGCAATACCAATATAATTATGAGCTGCGGCTGTTGTTAATTTTGCTTCCATATACCATTTACCTTGACTTAAGCCAAATGTAGAATTTGTCCAATAATATTGACTAGAAGTAGTAGGTTTCCATTTTAAATTACCTTCTGAAAAACTTGATGAAAATAAAGGTAATATACGATTTAATGTTGCAAAATTATTTGTACAAGTATCAGTAGATTGGTCTATGCTAGTGAAATTATTTACAGTAAAGTTATTGCCATTACCACTATCGTCTTGACCCAATGCAGCAGAGTTTTCAAATGGTAAATAAAATCCATTTGTGCCAAAGGTTAATCCAGATACATCTATTGGTTTCCAGATTCCACTATCTTCGTCAAATTCTCCAAATGATGTTTGATATAATTGAGATCCATCAATTAAAACTACTTCTGACATGTAACCAGAATATTTCGAACCTGTGCCACCCGCATAATTAGACACTCCAATAAAATGATTTATATTACTACCTAATACCAAATTTTCATT